CAAACGTCAAAAATTATTATCGTTTCTACACCACATGGTTTAAACCATTTCTATAAGATGTGGACTGATGCGGTAGAAAGAAGAAGTAATTATACACCTATTGAAGTCCATTGGAGGGATATTCCCGGAAGAGATGATGAGTGGAAAGAACAAACTATCCGGAATACGAGTGAAGAACAATTTAGACAGGAGTTTGAATGTGAGTTTATAGGTAGTGTAAACACACTCATTTCGCCTACTAAGTTGCGCACTCTGTCTTTTGTCTCCGGAACTAAGGAAGAATGGGGTTTAGATTATTATGAAAAACCTCAAAAAGACCATACTTATCTCTTAACAGCAGACACTTCACACGGAGTAAGTCAAGATTATAGCGCATTTTCTATTATTGACGTTTCTCAAATACCATATAAGCAGGTTGCAAAATATAGAAATGATGAGGTTTCGCCTCTATTGTATCCGGATATTATCTATAGGTATGCAAAATGGTATAATGAAGCATATGTTTTGGTAGAAACAAATGATATTGGTGGTCAGGTTGCTGAAGCATTGCATTCAGATTTAGAATATGAAAACATGTTATCTACTGCAACAAAAGGACGTGCAGGGCAAAAAATTAGTAGTGGATTCGGTTCTACTTCTCAAATTGGTATGCGTATGACTAAAGCAACCAAAAGAATAGGGTGTTCGAACCTTAAAGATATGGTAGAATCAGATAAATTAATTATTGAAGATTTCGAAACTATACAAGAATTGTCTACTTTTATTTCAAAACGATCTTCGTATGAAGCGGATCAGGGGTGTCATGATGATCTTATTGCCACTCTTATTATGTTTTCATGGTTAACTCAACAAACATTTTTTAAGGATATGACAAATACAGACCTTCGTGCTAGGTTATCTGAAGAGAGGCATTCTGCTATGATGGAAGATTTAACTCCTGTAGGATTTATAGATGAACATCAAGATGAAGCGGAATCTATGGAAACAGGAAGAGGTGAACGGTGGCAAAGTGTTGATTCTGGATTCTATGATTCCGGATTGTAGTTCAAAGCCTGCTTTTTTATAAATAACTTGGATACAGTAGAATTCTGGTAATTCAAAAAAGAGGAGATTGAATTATGCCTTTTCAAGTTTCTCCTGGCGTTAATGTCAGTGAAATTGATTTGACTACTATTGTTCCTGCGGTAGCGACTACTACAGGGGCAATTGCAGCTCATTTAAAATGGGGACCAACGAACTTAAGAATCCTTATCGATAGTGAGGATACTCTTGCTCAACAATTCGGTGAACCCAATAGTAACACAGCTTCCGACTTTTTTACAGCAGCGAATTTCTTAGCATATGGTAATTCGTTGTATGTGGTTCGCGTTGTCGATGAGACAACTTCAGGAACAGGTAGGAATGCAACCACAAACTCAGCTAATACTGCAGATACAGTAATCGACAATAGTGATGATTATGATGAAAATTATGGAAGTGGTATTTCGAATGTCGGTAACTGGGTCGCGAAATATCCGGGAGAACTTGGTAATTCTCTTCGTATTTCAGTTTGCGCTAATTCAGAAGCGTTTTCGAGCAGTTTAACTGGTAATGTTGTCTGTACTAATAACTCAACGACTATAACAGGTGTTGGTTCAGCATTCAACACTGAACTTAAAGTTGGAGATGTTGTTATTCTTGGACCGGATAAACTCCGGCGCAAGGTTGGTGCTATTGCAAGTGCCACTTCAATGACCCTTCAAACCAAGTATGTAGGTAACAACGTAACAAACGGTGCCGCAACTTCAGCAACTCCGACTCGGGAATGGGAATTCAATGACCAATTCGAATCCGCTCCCGGAACTTCCGATTATGTTTCGCAGGAAGGCGGGTCTAACGATGAAATGCACATTGTTATCGTTGATGAAGACGGTCAGATTTCTGGAACAGCAAATAACGCCATTGAGAAATGGAGTAAGGTATCATTTGCTTCTGATGCTAAAACTGCAGATGGAACTAATAACTACTACAAAGATGTTATAAACAATCGATCTCAGTGGGTATGGTGGGCGTCAGCTCTTACTGGAACTTCTAATTCTGGTAAAAAGGCATCTGGTGTTTCTTTTGACGGTCCTTCTACACCTGTTAATGTTTCATTCGTAAACGGTAGAGATGGTTCAGCACCTGCTGATGCAGATTATCTTCGTGGTCTTGATAAGTTTAAGAGTGCAGAAGATGTAGATGTTTCGTTCATCTTGAACTCTGCAGGTGGTGCTACTCGTGCGCTTCATGCTATAGATAATATCGCATTATATCGTAAAGATTGCCTTGCGATGATATCCCCTGAGCGTTCTGATGTCGTGAACAATGCAAGTTACACGAACAAAGAAGTTGATGATATTATCACTTTCCGGAATACTTTGACTTCAAGTTCTTATGCGGTTCTTGACTCTGGGTGGAAATATCAATACGATAAGTACAACGATTTGTATCGTTATGTTCCGCTTAATGGTGACACTGCTGGTCTCATGGTACGAACTGATAATACTCGAGATCCTTGGTTCTCACCAGCTGGTTACAATCGTGGTATTCTGAAAAATGCTATAAAACTAGCATTTAATCCAAATAAAACCGCGAGGGACCAGCTTTATAAGAATGGTATTAATCCTGTAATTACTCAACCTGGTCAGGGAACACTTCTTTTTGGGGATAAGACCCTTCTTTCAAAACCAAGTGCTTTTGATAGAATTAATGTTCGTCGTCTATTCATCGTTCTCGAAAAGGCGATAGCAACAGCTGCTAAATTCACTCTCTTCGAATTCAATGATGAGTTTACGAGAGCGCAATTTAGAAACTTGGTAGAACCTTTCTTGCGTGATGTTCAGGGTCGTCGTGGAATATTCGACTTTAGGGTCGTATGCGATGAAACTAATAACACAGGAGAAGTTATAGACCGAAACGAATTTATCGGTGACATCTATATCAAACCAGCTCGTTCCATCAACTTCATACAGCTTAACTTTGTTGCGGTTCGCACCGGAGTTGACTTTAGTGAAGTCGTTGGAAAGTTCTAGTTGGTTATCTCCTAGCGGAATAAATAATAAGGGAAAGAGGAGAGTAACGAAATGGCTTTCAACGTAACAGAATTTGCTTCAGCAGGTTTACCACTTGGCGGTGCTCGACCTTCACTATTCACGGTGAATATTGACACCCCATCTGGTGTTCCAAATATAGGAGCTAGAATTGCATTTACTTGTAGGGCAGCTCAAATGCCAGCTAGTGTTTTGAGTGTAATTCCACAAAGATACTTTGGCAGGGAAGTAAAAATGGCAGGGACACGTACATTTGAACCGTGGACCGTAACAATTCTTGTTGATGAAGATTTTTCAACAAGAAACGCATTAGAAACTTGGTCTAATCTGATAAACACTCATCAGGGTAATTTAAGAGATGGTGGACTTTCAGGGTTAGCTGCTTATCGTACGACAGGCACAGTTTCACAGTATAGTAAGACTGGTGGGATCCTTCGTACATATGAATTTGTAAATATGTTTCCAACAAATGTGGCAGCAATTGATTTGGATTGGGATAATGCGGATGCTATTGAAATCTTTACTTGTGAATTCAACTACGATTATTGGCAAGTTGCCGCACCTACGACAACGGGTTCATTCGCAGTTTAGTTCTTATCATGAGCTAGGATCAGCTTTTTAAAGCAAAAAACTCTTTGGTAGAACCCGCTAAATAGACGTTAGTGGGTTCTATTCATTTAGGGGAACTATAAATGGCGATTGAATTATTCGGATTTAGAATTGGAAAGATTGAAGATGATATAAAAAGAGCGGAAGAAATTCCGTCCTTTGTACCATCTCCTAATACTGATGGTGCGATAGAAGTAGCGGTTGGGTCAGTAGCTGGGCAAGTTATTGATGTAGAGGGCAGTGCTAAAAATGAAGCTGAACTCGTTACGAAATACCGTGAACTTTCTATGCAACCAGAATGTGAATTGGCAGTTGATGATATTATTAATGAAGCGATTGTTTGCGAAGAACGAACAGTTCCTGTAGAAATTAATCTCGACCAATCTAAACAACCAGAAAGAGTTAAAAAACGTATTCGTGAAGAATTTACAATGATTTGCGAACAATTAGATTTTGCTAATCTTGCATATGATATATTTAAACGCTGGTACATAGATGGTCGCTTATATTATCACATAATGATAGATGAAAAGAAACCAAGGGATGGCATTCAGGAATTACGTTATATTGACCCTAGACGCATTCGAAAAGTAAGAGAACCTGTTAAAAAAGGTGCCACCAATGGTCCTCCTAAGAGGGGACTTCCTTCAGTTCCAGCATTCAACGAATATTATCTTTTTAACCATCAGGGCATTGGCAATGCTGGTTCTACTCAGGGCATAAAGGTTTCTCCTGATAGTATTTGTCACATTCATTCTGGAATTTTAGATCAACGAAATAAAATGGTTCTTGGTTATTTGCATAAAGCAATAAAACCAATGAATCAACTTCGTATGTTAGAAGATGCGGTCGTAATATATCGCCTCGCGCGAGCACCCGAGCGCAGGGTATTTTATATTGATGTTGGTAATCTTCCTAAAATGAAAGCTGAGCAATATCTTCGAGATATGATGACTAAGCATAAAAATCGTCTTGTATATGACGCAAATACAGGTGAAGTGCGAGATGATCGTAAATTTATGACAATGTTGGAAGATTTCTGGTTGCCTCGTAGGGAAGGCGGTCGTGGAACAGAAATAACAACTCTTCCTGCAGGTCAAAATCTTGGCGAAATGGACGATGTTGAATACTTTAAAAAGAAACTCTATAAGGCATTAGGGGTTCCGATTTCACGTTTAGAAACTGATAACGCATTTAATCTCGGCAGAGCAACTGAAATTTCTCGAGATGAGCTTAAATTTACAAAATTTGTCAATAGATTGCGTTTAAGGTTTACTCATTTATTTGATGAATTACTTGAAATTCAACTTACTCTCAGAGGCGTAATGTCTCGTGAAGAATGGGCATCGATTAAAAATACTATTAATTATGATTTTATGCGGGATAATCACTTCACGGAACTTAAAGAAGCTGAACTTCTTCAATCTAGATTGGGCATTCTTCAAAGTGCAGAAGCATATGAAGGCAAATTCTTTTCTGCAGAATGGATTCAAAAAACTATTCTTCAAATGACTGAAGAAGAAATTAAAGAAATTCAAACGCAAATTAAGAAAGAACAAGCAGCACAAGAAGGTGGTGATGATGATGAGGGTTTCGATGATGAACCCTCTAATGAAGAACCACCCCAACAAGAAGAACCACCTGAAGCAGCAGAAGAAGAAGTTAAACCTCTTAGCAAAGCAGATAAAGTGCTAATAGAAAATATGACTAAAGCTCTTAATGGTGTCTCTAAGGATGTAATTAAGGATGACTTATGAGCACCAATTTAGATTTAGAAAAAGCTAAGATACTTGCAGCTGCACAGGCATTAGCAAAAGCAAAAGTAGATGAGCTAAGAGAGCACTTCGATTCGGAAATCCAAGAAATACAACCTGTCCCTGGTCCACAAGGACCGCAAGGGGAACAAGGACCGAAAGGCGAACGTGGACCTTCAGGGCAAGACCGTAAAGTAGTCGTTGAAGCTCGTGGTCCAGTTGGCGAAAAAGGTGACACAGGTCACACGTTTAAAGATGCTAAAATATCAGATGGACAACTTCATTTAATTCGTGAAGATGATGAAATTATTACTGCAGGAAATGTTGTCGGACCACGTGGCGGTCAAGGAATTCCCGGAAAAAAAGGCGAACAAGGCGAACAAGGAATACAAGGCGAACGTGGATTTATTGGCGAATCAGGTGAAGTTGGTCCGATAGGTCCAAGAGGATTAATAGGTGAGCAAGGAAAAAAGGGGCAAAGGGGTCAGCGAGGTTTTATTGGGGAACAAGGTGTTCCTGGGATTCAAGGAGAAAAGGGCGAGCAGGGAGTACAAGGTGAACGTGGTCTTATAGGAGAACAAGGTGAAATAGGAGAGCAAGGTTTTCCTGGGATTCAGGGAATACGAGGAGAAATTGGACCTGCTGGACCGGAAGGACCGAAAGGTAAAGATGGCACCGAAGTTGATACTGATTTCATTAAAGAAACTTTAAAAAACGATTATAGAGGATTTCAACAACAAATATCAGAACAAGTAAATCGTCTTGCTGCTAGTGCTAGTTCTTTTGCGGGTTCAGGTGAAGTTCGTTTAGAATTCCTTGATGATATTAATAGAGATAGCGTTAAGGTTGATGGTAAGTTTTTAAAATATGATTCTTCTTCTGGTAAGTGGATAGGAGGAGATGCTGGTGGGGCAGATACAACTGCCAATACTAATGCCGCTATCAGCAATCTCAATACGAATCTTACTGCCACGAATACTGCTATTAGGTTGGTTGATAGTCAAAGACTTGCCAATACTAATTCGGCAATCAGCAATCTCAATACAAACCTTACAGCTACGAATACTGCCATTAGATTGGTTGATAGTCAGAGACTTGCCAATACTAATTCGGCAATCAGTAATCTTAATACGAATCTTACTGCCACGAATACTGCCATTAGATTGGTCGATAGTCAGAGACTTGCTAATACGAATGCCGCTATTAGCAACCTTAATACGAATCTCACAGCAACTAATACTGCCATTAGATTGGTTGATAGTCAAAGACTTGCTAATACGAATGCCGCTATCAGCAACCTCAATACGAATCTTACAGGAAGTAATACAGCAATTCGATCTTATGTAGATACTGAAGTTGCTGGTATTGTTGATAGTGCACCTGAAACATTAAATACACTCAATGAATTAGCTGCTGCCATAAATGATGACGCAAGCTATGCCGCTGCTGTTACGACTAATTTGGGTCAGAAATTAGGTGCAACTTCTACTGTAACTTTAACTGGTGATAT